TATGACTTAGTAGGAAATTCCGGACGAACACCTAATCTAAATCTTGCTATCTCTGAAGTCCTATATTCTGGCTTTATATTTTTAAAATATGGAACATATGTATTAGAAGTTATTCCCGATCGTGATGCCGTACGTTGATCATCCCAGCATACTTCTAATCTAGGAACAAATATTGTATGAGACTCTCTTCCAAAGAACTTTATCGAACCACCTAAATCACCACTTATTTCATCTGAATAAGGTCTTTTAATAATGAACCCATTGTTACTAATATTATTGTCCACCCATTGCTTCACTATGTCAGTTACGTTAATTCTAATGTCCGGTGATTGATTTTCGAATGACTGAGACGCTTCATATCCAGAGCCTGTAATCCATGTTCCTCCTCCATCACTATTTGTAGTTCCTGCCGATGTATTTTTACTATGTGCATTTGCAGTATCCCACTCAACTACGTTTTGTGCGACCGCATCTCCTGATCTGTTATACCACGATGATCCAACTTTTGTTGCTGGCTCATTATCCATATAACCAGCACCATTATCCCAAGATTCAGATATAGGATAGGCTTTGATTGTATATGATTGTAATAAGTCTGATGCATCCGAAGCATGTAGATTTAAAAATATAGATGCCGATGTTATATTATTAGTACTAATAGATGGTATATCTCCATTAGTTATTGATTGTGATAAAGCAGTTATTTCTGACCCGAAATCAATAAGTATTCTACTATTATATGTATTAGCATCAATGAACCCGGTTCTGGAATTCAAAGAACCAGATGTAATTTTTTCTAACTCTAATATCTGATCAATACCTGTGTTACGTTCCGGGTATTGTTCGTATATGGTTGTATCTCTTTCTGCGTAATATATTCTATTCATGATTTATCCCTATGGCTTAACTACTTTTCCTTTTATATCTGCATTAGGATATTTTATTTCAAATATACTAGGGTCTAATGATGGATATAAAATGTTATTTTTTATTGCACTATTGATGTCATATTGATTTCCAGAATATCCTTTATTTGAAGAATGTAAATTTACAAACTCAAAAGTTGGAATACTTTGTACACCATCTATACTATCTAAATCTGATACAATAGAAGAAATATTTAATGGCCCGTTGATTTGCATTCTATCATTATGTAACAATACTTTTAGTCGAGCGATACATTTTAAAACAACTTCATTTGAATTTATATTTGGCTTAGGAATAACTTCAAAATTAATACCTAAGTTGATGATAAATGCCGACTTAATATTAACTGCATCAGTTAACATTCTATACTGTGATAAATATGTTCTAAGATTTTCTAGTAAAGCTTGATTGCTATCAATAAAATGTCCATCAGCATTTTGTGCCAACATATATAGATTCAATGCATATGGATTTGATATAGTTTCGGCTGGATATGTTTTATCTGCAGTATTAATCTGCGAATCTCCTACTATATATGCTTTTGCAACTGTACCATATCTTGAAGGCAATGAATATACTCTAGAGATATAATCTTCTCTTGTAATTGCTCTATTTTGTGCTGCAAATGCTGCCATTGCATTTTGTTTTATAGAATCTAAATCTTGTCTTGCTCGAGCTCCAACTGCAGGTTCGTTATTAGTAACCGCTAAAGAAGCTTTAGTTGAACTAAGATCTACTAAACCAGTCTCGTTCAAATAACTTACACTAGTAACATTTACTATTGAACTAATTCCAACATTTTCTTCTACACTACCTCCGTATGAATATTTAACCGTCAACGTTGTATTAGATGGCGCTATCCCATATGTGCTAGTATATAAAAAGTTTGTCGGATCTATATTTGATGTTGTAGTACGTCTTAGATATTCTAACCCATGTCCAACATTTTTAGGATTAGGAATTATTTCTTCATCTGCATCAGAAGATACTCCGGAGCCAAATAATAATTCAATCCTATTATCATCTCTTACTCTAGATACAAATCTTCTAGCAGTTTTTCTTAGTTTTAATATATAAGGCACTGTTGATCGATATTCTGATAATTCCGGATCATTGAATGGTATATTAGCAACATCTTCGAAGATGGTATCTTGTGCTAAATAATCCGTTTCGTACCATGTATTGCCAGCACTATCAGAACAACTTATAACATCTATAATATTTGTATCCGGTAGTATAAGCTTATCATATGGCTTCGGATCTCCAAATGAAAAAGTAGATGACTTAATTGTTCCGGAAATAACTTTAACTTGTTTCTTAAGAAGATATCGTGCCACATTACCTGCGCCATCAATTTCATATACCGTAATTTCTGGGTCTTGAGAAAAGTCTATAGATTCTTCTGTATGAAATGTAACACCATCTTCCGTCGATACTTCCATTCCACTTGCAACCGTTAGTGCATATGTCATATCCGGCGAAGCATTTACTCCGGAGCCTTTTGATGGTACTAAATGAAATACATCTAATGTACATGTTGCTGGAGCATTTAATCTTGGCTTATACCCAAACAATTGTGACAACATCAAAATATTCGAAGATTCTTCGGCCGTCGATAATAAAGATTCTTTAAAAGAATTATCAGTATAATATGATAATACATCTCCTACATATGAAGACATTTCCATAAACATCATACCCGGCGATGCTTCATTAAAATCTTGATATGTATCTGGAAAATAATTTTTTGCAAAGTTTATTAAATTTTGTCTAAACTGAGCAAAATCTTTATTTAAGTATTTTACATCTTTCTTAATTAAGTCTGCCATATCTTTAACCTATCTCTTTAATTCTTTAATAAGACCCTCCCAGGCCTGTGTTAAATGCTGTACTGCCGCCAAATGTTCCGACCTGATCTAATATTTCACCTCGTTCGACAGAATCAACTTGTAATGAATTTTCATTTGCTAAGACATTAATAACAATATTAGCACCAATTGAATCAATCCTAAATGATAATCTTAAACTTACTGTATGACGATCTCGTGACGACTTAAGTTCAACATCTAATAATTTAACATATGGTAACCAATATTTTATATCTTCTTCCATCGTCTCTTTCAATAATTCTCTAACATCATCTGTATTATTTTCGAACAACACAGAAGATATATTTGTTCCAAAATTTGGTTGCATATAACGTTGTCCTTTAGTAGTCAAAAGTAAATTTGTAAGATTTGACATGACAGCTTCTTCAGTTGTATAAGAAGATTCAAATACACCTTTACCGGAAGCTGCTGAACTATTATATGTATCGACAACTGACTTGCCCCTTGCATCTTTATTAAGAGGTAATAATATACCTAATGCAGTATCGCTGTCTTCTTTTGGTTTATATTGGTATATTGGACGAGCCATTTGTTACATTCCCTTTTTCTTATCAATTGCTTTCATCAATGCCGAATAATCTTTTGTCATTGCATTTACCGTAGATGCAACCGCTTCTTTATTCATATCAATTCTTTCTCCGTTAATTCCTTTTGTTGCAAGTGGAGTATTAGAACTTTGCATACCAAATGCTTCTGCCATATCAGATCTAAAATTCATTGAATTCCATTCTTCTGGTGGAGTCGATGCCGTTTCATTTAATATATCATTCAACGCTGCATTTTTTGTATATTGTTTTTTCATAACCGGTTGTTTAGGTTTCTTAGGAGTATCTAATACCTCCTGAAGATTAATATCATGTTTCTTGATATTCACTTCATTTAGTATAGGTTTTAGTTCTTTAACAATAACGTTACGAACCTCTTCCCTAATTACCTTACGTAATAACTTTACGAATCCTTGTGTTTTCATAGTAATTCCCTTTTTAATAAATATGTCTAAACCGGTGAAATGGCCGGCTTAATATCTAGCCTTCATTCATCTGTCTGAAGAATTCATCTGTCTCCAATCTTCCATTAAGATTTGTATCTTCGAGATCACGTGCTTGTGCTTGAGCCTTTGATAATCTATCATTAATATCATTTTGATCTAATTCATCAAGTATCGATGCTGGCAGTATAGGTATATTCCATGTTGGTATAGGAATACTTAACGGATTAAATACAGAACGACCTAATGTATAATTAGCTAAGATTGCATACGATAATGCTTTAGCCATATCACTTACCGTACCTTTGTTCTTTGTTATAATTTCAAATAGTTGCTTAATACCTGTAATAGGCGGTGGTGCAGTACCTGTAAACAAAAACACTGCCATGCCCTGTGCATTTGCATCGGCAAAGGCATTTATTGC